GTCGCATCAACAAAAGCCACCGCTTCGCTCAACATTTGGTTGAGTTCTTGGTTAGATTTCATTTGAGTAGTTTCTCCAACTGGGCAAACTTCACCGCTTGAAGCTCTTGAACCGTTGGCTCATTTGCTCGGGTCAGTAGCTCATTAAGATTGCTCCGAATTGCTTCTAACCGCTCAAGGGTCGATTTGCCGAGTGTCTTGTCTTGAGCTTCACGAAGTACGAGTACTTCGTTGGCTCTGGTTGTTACCCCTTCGACCGCATCAAGAACGGAAGAAAGTTGGTCGGCGAAGGAAGAGCCAGCATGAGCACCCTTCAAACTGTTACGCACTTCCGAGGCTTCCGATTCTGGAACGGCCGGGAAGTTGACTTGTGAGACCTCGTAGATTTTCGCAAGCCTCATGATAAGATAGCACTCACGGTTACACTTTCGGATGGACTCAACATTGAATAGGTTCTTGTCCATCCCCATGCTCTCAATCATTCGGAGCATTGACTCACCATCTTCAAACTCGAGGTAATCGCCAATCGTAAAGCCGATTGAAAGACCTACCTTCTTGCCAGCGGCTAACCTTTCAAGAGCCACGGTTCGAGCATCCTTAGCGGCTGGGGTGCTATGGTATTCCACCTCAACCTCAACGCCTACGCCGTTATCTGTTGCGGACTTGATATAGCCAATGGCGAGATCGTCAGCATCATGAGATTCAAGGAAGGAACCGTTTGCCACGAAGTCGGGAAGGGCGGCGGTGGCTGAGCCGGGAGCGAATACGGAACAATAAGAATCAAGTTCCCCGTACTTAAGTGCCATGCCCTTGAGTCCACCGTTAGAGGCTTCTGCCCCTTCCATGCGGAGTTCGAATTGGCGTTCTTGTCTTGTATTAAAATTCATTTGTAAAGACTTCTCTTCTTTTATGACGGATTCATAAGCCCTTTTGAACCATCTCATACCCGGCTCGCCTCCCCAAAGAAGGGCGGCAACCATTGCGGGGCTGTCCTCTGGCTCATCAAGGAATCGTGCGTTTCTTCCCCACCATCGGTTACCCTTACGAATCTTTGCCTCGGTCTGCTCTTCGCCTCTTGCCATTGAGCGGGCTTCTTTTATTGTAGCTGGCTCTAAGCCATCTCCACCTTTGCCTTCCTCAAACATCACCAGACCACGCTTACACGCTCTCTGAACACCTAAAGGGGGAACCATTAGATTCTCTGCCATCAATTATTCTCCAATGTTACGGGTTTTATTGTCTGCACCTTCTTGCCGCCTATCTCGAATTCAAGGTGGCACTTACAGTTGCCAAGGCAAGGAGTGTCACAAGCTCCCGGTGTTGTGAACAAGTCATCCTTAAAGAACGGTGAGATGCTTGCCAGCCGTGGACAATCTGAACAATGCTTTTCAGCACCTCCGAGCACCCAAGTTATTTCTGTTTGGAGATCAAGAGCGTCTACCGAGGCTTGAGCCGAGATACCTCTCGCTCTGCCCATGTACAACTTCTGGCGGTTCAAGATTTGGTCAAGCATCAAGTCACCATTCTCATCCGTATAGCGGCCGTCAAGAATATCATCTATAAACCCTTGGAGGTACTCGGCATCATCGTCTGCAATCGCTCTAGCAGCCAAGATGTCCAACTCCTCAAAGCTGGTCGGGTCAAGGCTCACCAAGTCCCGCCCTATCCAATGAGAGTTGGCGTTCGCTTGTAGGATTGCATCAAAGAAGTTATCTGCCCATGCCTCAACGTTGCCACCGTTTACCAATCGATTGCTTGCGTTCTTAGCGGTGTTCCAGTTGAAGTTAAGCATATCCTCATACCACTTTTGATAGCTCCGACCCGGCTTCTCAAAGGCGGCCGGCATTGCACGAATTTCTACCACCTTGGGAATGAAGGTGAGCTTTCTTGCGGTGCTTTCGGTGATATGGTTACAAGGCATTAGCTTTCGAGTTGGATGTCTTCGAGCCTTCTTAACTGGGCTTTATCGTATCGCTTGCTAGTGGGTGAGGCTGGGAGCGGTGAGGCTAGTGCGTTCATATCGAACCACGTTCGAGGGTCTGCTAAGTCTTCTTGGAATCCGAGAGCCTTTCTGAACTCACCTCTTGTAGAGGCTCCAGCCTTGAACGCCAATTCTGCCCTTGTGTACTTGGCGGTGATGTCCTCATCGAGCTCACGGTAAACGCTTGGGTCGAAGGCGAGAAACTCATTCGGTTTAAGCCCTAGCCCCTCATCGGCAAACGCCTTGTCAAGGGTCGCCGAGATGACGGAGAGCAAGGATAAAATTGTGTCCTCAATAAATATCTCTCTGGCTTCTGAGATGTTGTTATATGTCTTGGAATCGCTCGGAAGTCCAACAATCATCGGGTCAACGCCGAGCGAGGCAAGAAGCTCGGTCATTGTATGCACCTTTTGCTCAATGGCTTTGATGTCGGTTGGTGACATTGCAACCCGTGTAATCTCGAACGCTCCGGGCAAATCCATTGCTTGCCCTCTTCGGTCACGGCTGAAGCTCTGCCAACGATCACGCATAGACTTTCTTTGCTCTTGCGTTGGCTCCATTGCATTAGGGTCTTTTGGCGAGAAGATAACGCCGGGGATACCCATATTGGTCATCAAGGTAGCGGCGTAGTTGCTCGCCTCGTTATCGGTGACCACTTGGCGAAGGGCGGCCATCAATGGGGACATCCCAAGGGCTGGGTTCGCAACATCCACCATGCCATCTCGAAAGTGGATTATCTCGGAAGGAGCGGCGTAGAACATCGCACCGCCTCCGTAAGGGGTTATCTGGTAACGGGTAATCAACTCGTTTCCATTGTTGGGCGTACCGTCAACGTGTATATCGCTCTTGGGCACGACTTGCCAAGGCATGAGCGGAGCCAAGCCAATAAGAAAGCCCGTCTTGCTTCTACGCTTGAGAAGGTAGGCATTGCCGTACACCTTGAGAGGGCAAGCAATCGCTTTAAGTATGGTTGCCTCATCTATCCCCGGCATCGGGGCGGTAAATGAGAATAGCCGTGCGTCTGGCTTGTAGTAGTAACTTCCGTCTGGGTTTATTGTCTTTACCGTGAGTTTGGCTTGAGCCACTTTCTGAGCAATCTTACCAAGTCCGATAGCTACCGTCGAATTGCTTTCAATCTGCCCCGCTTCGGTTCGCCAGTTGCGGTCGGTTGCCCCATATCGGAGATAGCCGCCCATCGTAGAGGTTCCACCCACGAAGGGAATACCCGTGAATTGTTGGTCTCGGTTCCGTGGCTCCCGCCCGACTGCTCTAATTTCAAGTCCAAATAATCTCATGCGTTACCAATTCCAAACATTATTGCTACTCACCAACTCATTAAAGGCTCCCGCCAAAGCGTCTACTTGGTCATCATGCTTGCCCGTGGGGAATTGCCTAAGCTCTTCTATAAAGGCGGTGTTCCAGTTAGCCCTAATAAGAGAGACGTTACCACCGTTGAATTGTGATGCAATACCGTCCGCTCTCGTCTCCTTGCTCCCCGTCTCCCTTACCGCCTTGGCGTTAAACCCACTCAAGAGCCGTAGATAAGCGAGGGCTTGGTCTTTACCCGCTGAGCCGGGATCTTCGGGAACCACTACCCGCACCGCCGTACCGTCTTGTCTTGCGGTGGCTAACATCCGTTGGTTTCTCGCATCCGTTCCCTCTTGAAAACGTTGAACGTCGAGGACATAATACCGCCCGTTCGCATCCTTGCCAACCAGTACCCCCGCTGTATAGTCACCCTTTCCGCTACTCGCTGCAACGTCCCACTTCCGCACCCGCTCAACCATCGGAGGCAACTCCCGCTCATCAATAAAGCTCGCCTTGTCTACCTTGAATATCGCTCCATCTCGGAGGCTTGGGTTACCTTGAAATAGGGCTTGAAAGTTGTACTCTCCCATCTGCCTTCTGACGGCCTCAAGAAAGTTTAACGGCTTGACCTCCGGCCATAATGCCTCACCCTCAGCCCTTCCAAGCGGGTCATTCTCTTCCGCAATGGCGGGAAGGTTAATGAACGTCCAACTATCATCACCTTGGGCTTTCAGCCGTCCAATCAAGTCATCATGATGCCAGCGTGTAGCAATGACAAACGCCTTTGTTCTCGGGAAGAATCTTTGTACTACTGAACCCGTCCACCAGTCCCAGATGTTATTCCGCTCTGTCTCGCTCTCTGCTTGCATCCTATCCTTGATGGGGTCATCGCAAACTAAGAGGCTAATTGGGTTTATCCCCGTTGGAGCCGAGCCAACACCTCGAGCAACCAATCTTGCCCCGTTGGTCAACCTCCACTCACTCATCGCATTAGAAGACTCATCAAGAATGTTTAGCTCCTTGGCAAGCTCTCTGGCGGGTCTTGAGAGGTTACGGTCGGCGAAGTCTTGAGAGTAGCCCGTAAAGACTATCGCATCTTGCGGGTTCCTCATGCCCCAATAAATAGGAAGCCTCGTGGTAATGGTCTGGCTCTTACCATGACCCGGTGGAAGGCTTATAGCTACGTTCTGGTACTCGCCCTTAATCGTCTTGTCTACGATCTCGCACAAGTACTCAACGTG